CGTCACACGAATGAGACAGCGGTTGTGAATTCTATTAAGAATTTGATTCTGACAAATCACTACGAAAAGCCTTTTCAACCAGATATTGGTAGTAATGTTCGCCGTATTTTATTTGAAAATATGGACACCATTACTGCAACAACCCTACAAAATGAAATAGCACAAACTATTAAAAATTATGAGCCTAGGGTTAACATATCAAAACTTGAGGTTGCTCCAGATTTTGAAAATAACGGATTTAAAGTTTACATGGAGTTTTTTGTTGTCAATATAACAAATCCAATAACAATTAATTTCTTTTTAGAACGGATTAGGTAAAAAATGGCTACCGCTCGTTTACAAATTTCAGACCTCGATTTTGACCAAATCAAGCAGAATTTAAAATCTTATTTGCAACAACAAACAACCTTTCAAGATTATGATTTTGAAGGTTCTGGCCTTTCTATTTTGTTGGATATTCTTGCCTACAATACACACTACAATTCATATTACTTGAACATGGTTGCTAATGAGTCATTTTTAGATACTGCTATTTTAAGAGACTCTGTTGTTTCACATGCAAAGACTTTAGGCTATACACCTTATTCAATTACTGCACCAAAAGCATTAATTAATATTACTCTTGAAAGTGGTAACACCACACCCGGCATTACTACAATTGGAAGAGGATTTTCATTCAGCTCTTCTGTATTGGATTTTGCTTCATATAATTTTGTTTTATTAGAAGAAGCAGTTGCTACAAAATCTGGTACGGCTTTCTTTTTTGAAAATTTAGAAATTTATGAAGGTTCATTAACCAATTATGAATTCACCTATAACAAAAATTCAAATCCAAAATCAACATTTGCTTTGCCAGATTCCAATATTGATACAAGTACAATAGCCGTTTCTGTTAGACCAAATTCAGGTAATACATTTTCTGAAGTATATAATTTAGCAACAAACATTATAGATGTGCAAATTGATTCTCCTGTCTTCTTTTTACAAGAAGACAAAAATGGAACATATAAAATTTATTTTAGTGATGGTACAATAAGCAAACCACTAGATGATGGTGCAGTAGTTTCTGTAAGTTATTTGGTGACAAATGGTCTTGTTTCCAATAAAGCTAATGCATTTGTTCCTAATGGCACAATTGGTGGAATTTCTAATATAACAGTTGATGTGATTAATGTTGCAGCTGGTGGTTCTGATAGAGAATCAATTGATGAAATCAAGTTTAGTGCTGTTTCACAATTCACTACACAAAACAGATTAGTGACTTTTAAAGATTATGAATCTTATATAAAAACAAATTATCCAAACATAGATTCGTTATCGGTGTGGGGTGGTGAAGACGAAAATCCTCCAGAATATGGTAAAGTTTATATTTCTTTAAAACCAAAATTAAATTATTACATTTCTGAAGTTGAAAAACAAAGAATTATTGATGAAATAATTTCTCCCAAATCTATTGTTTCTATAACTCCACAAATAAAAGATCCAAAATATTTGTTTTTATTACTGTCCAATAATGTTAAATATATAAAATCAAAAACAAACAATTCAGTAACTTACATTAAAAATGCAATTAAAAATTCAATACTTGGTTATTCCAACACCAATTTGAATAAATTTGCTTCAACATTTGTACTTTCAAAATTACAAGATTCAATCGATAGTGTTGATTTAAATTCTATTGTTGGTTCTGAAACCATTGTTAAAATTCAGAAACGATTTGAGCCGGTGTTAAATCAAAAAACATCTTATATAATCGATTTTAATGTTCCGTTACATAGAGGAACAATTACCAATAGAATGACCTCAACACCATTTAATGTGTTTGATAATTCTGGTATAACAAGAACCGCTATTGTAGAAGAAATACCTGAATCATATACTGGTATTTCTTCTATTGAAATTACCAATAGTGGTTCTGGTTATTCTGTTGCACCGATTGTTACAATTACGGGTGATGGAAATGGTGCAACAGCTGAATCAATAATTGTAAATGGAAGAGTTACTGGAATAACAATAACAAATCGTGGTTCAGGATATACAAGATCATTGGTAACAATTTCTGGTGGAAGTGGTTTTGGCGCTACTGCTATTGCAGCTCTAGATGCAAGATCCGGAACAATCAGAACAATTTACTATGATGAGTTTGTACAGAGACAAACAATCAATGAAAATGTTGGCACAATAAATTATGATACTGGTATAATTACAATAAATGATATATCAGTTTTATCTGTTAATTCTTCTGATGGATTAATTAGATTGACTATTGAATCTGAGAGTGGTATTTTGGTATCTTCAAAAGATACCATTATTACAATTGATGAATCTGATCCAACATCCATAACAACAGAATTATCTGAAGTGTAATGACTGACAATAAAGTATCGCTTCTAATTAATAGACAAGTTCCTGAATTTGTTCGGGAAGAATATCCTGTTTTTATTTCATTTTTGGAAGCATATTATGAATTTTTGGAAAATAAACAAGGCACTCAGAAAAATGATTTAACGACCAAGGCAAAAGAACTGAAATACATTTCTGATGTTGATTCTTCTATAGAAGAATTTGAAGAACAATTTTTGAATTCTTATGCTACATTTTTACCAAAAGACACGGAAGTAGACAAAGCCACACTAATTAAAAATTTATTGCCACTTTACCTGTCTAAGGGTTCCGAAGCTTCATTCAAGTTATTATACCGATTGATGTTTGGCCAAGAACTGGAAGTTAGTTATCCAAAGGATAATATATTTCGTGCTTCTGATGGCAAATGGACAATAGAAAATACACTTAAAGTTTCAACAAACTTCCATTCATACTATACAGGTAATGGAACAAATAAACAATTTAAAATTTTACAAGAATTGGATTCTTCAGAGATTTCAGTTTATGTAAATGATGTATTACAAACAACTGGATATAATGTTAGAAAAGAATCTAAAAAAGTTGTCTTCAATACTGCACCAATAACTGGTTCAGCCATTAAAATTTTACACAAAACACTTGATAAGAGTATATTTACCAATAGAAAAATAACTGGAGAAGTATCTGGTGCAACAGCTCTTGTAGAAAGAGTTTCAAACAGAATTTCCAATGGTGAATCTATTGTTGAATTGTATATCAATGACAAAACACTCACGAGCTCTTTTATAAATGGTGAATCTATTCTTACTGATGTTTTTGTTGATGATGTTTTAGTAGATGTGGTTGCCTCAACAATATCAAATGTGCTAGCTATTACTATCACTGATGGTGGAGCAAGTTATAATGTTGGTGATTCTGTTACTATTAATGCACCAATTGCAGATGAATTTCCAACCGCAATAATTTCAAAAACATTTAAAGGTGTTGTTAATCAAGTTAGAATTACAAATCCTGGTGCAGGATTTACGGTTGGAGAAAGAATTGCTGCTGTAGGATTTGCAAATACTTCATTAGATTTTGCTGTTGCCAATGTGAATACAAATTCAGCAAATACCGCAAATACATTTTTAATTTATTCTAATATTATTTCAGATATTGATCCATCAAATACATTTGTCAATGTTGCTAATTATAATTTTCCTAACACTAACATTTCTCCATCAGGCATAGTTAATGTTAACTCTGTAATTTCAACCGCATTTTCAAATACAACCTATATTTCAATCGGTGAAATATCTAATGTTTCTATTATAACTTCGAATGTTATTATTACAAGCACACCGGTATTAAATGCTGCACCGGCAAAAGTTGTTATTTCTCCACTAACTGCAAATACAATAGTTAATACATCTGTATTGATTGATACATTTGGTTCACTTGGTACATTGGTGATTCGAAATGGTGGATTAGGATATTCAGTCTTTGATGAATTAGTTATTACAAATAAACCTATGTCTTTTGGAACAGGTGCTGAAGCAATTGTTTCGAAAATATCAAGTACTGGTCGTATCACAGAGGCTAAATTTGTTCCGAGTAAAATTACAGGAAGTGCAAATGTAACATCGGTATCAAATGTAATGGTTCATGGTATTGGAACATTATTCAATGACGAATTAGTTCCTGGTGATAGTATTTTAATTGGGTATGATACTCGTAAAGTTATCAGTATTGCATCAAATACATCTTTGAATGTAACCTCTGCCGCATGGACACAAATATATTTGGGATCACCAATTAGAAAAATAGGTAAAAATTTAATTGGTGGTCAAGGATACACACAAGATAAACTACCATCAGTAACAGTAACATCGAACACAGGTTCTGAAGCTGTCATTGAAATAACTGCAATTATGGGTGATGGTGAAGACATATTAGCTAAAGGCACAAAGAAAGCTGGAGAGATTGAAGAAATTATTGTTATAAATCCTGGTAAAACCATTAAAGTTCGCCCGACTGTAGATTTAACCAATCGTGGTGACGGCACCGCAAAAGCTTTTGTAACTTTAAATCCATCTTATGAAACACTTGAAGGTCAATGGTCTTCTTCAGATGGTATTTTATCCTCTTCGGATAAAAAAATTCAAGGTCAAGATTACTATGTAAACTATTCTTATTTGTTATCGTCTTCTACAGGATTCGCTAAATATAAGAAAATATTTAAAGAATTATTACATCCTGCAGGATTTAAAGCCTTTGGTGAATTATCAAGACTTAGTGAGTTAGAGACCACTGCTTCTGATACACAAACACTTGTTGCACCAACAACAATTAAAACAATTTCTGGTCGTGTAAATGTTGCTAATGTAAGTATCTATGTAACTGGTTCGGGAACTAAATTTAATGTTGCCAACAATTTAGGCATTATTTCTATTGGTTCGTATATTGCCGTCAACTCACAGATTCGTGTTGTATCAAGTATCATAAGTAATACAAACCTTGCAGTTACAAATGCTTTTACTATAACCGCAAACGACCAAGAATTATTAGTTGTGAATACCGTATATGATGCTATCGCAACAGAAATTACACTAGAAGAAATTCTTGCAGAAAACGAACTACCACTAACAGTAGAGTCATAACAGGATATAAAGAATGGCTACAACAAAGATTACCTTATTACCAGTATTAGCTGCAGCAAATATTTCTGCGAATGGTGCTAATACAGTATTTGTGGTTGTGGATAAAAGCAGTGGAACAGCAACAACAAAACAATTAACTCTACAGAGTTTAGATTCGTTTGTTGACAATGTTGGTCCTACTGCTTTTGCACACGCCAATGCTGCATATGCACAAGCAAATACTGCAAATACAAATGCAGCCACAGCTAATACGAATGC